TCCATGTTCTCAGCAATACCTACACCAAAGAAGGAGTAAGGGTTATGCTCATAGGGTGATGCGTAGTAAGGGATACGTGCAGGCTTGAATGGGTTAAGCACACAACGAATTACTTTACCATTTACAACCCAAATGTTAGCATTAACCTCAGTTAGGTCACGCAGTTCACGGGGTATCTTAATACCGTTCTCTTCAAGCATGTCAGTATCGACAAAGCCCCAGAACTCAAGTACTTCCCAACGCTCTGTCTCAGGAGAGATGCTATCATCATCCTCCATCTTCATTTCCCAGTGCTTGCGCACATAGTCAGACCCCATATCAATGGCAGTCTCAATCTCATCTTCTAGGAAGTAGGGGCGATCCTTGAGTGCACGAAGCTGATTGCGAGACATCTTGTGACGCTCAACAACATACTCAGCATCATCCATGCTGGTTGCTTCAGGGTCAGGGTAGAAGTTCCACACAGACACGTGGCTCGTAGCAGGGACAGTCTTGATCAACGGATCATACTCACCCTCAGCATCCCAGTTAGGATATTCTTTATCTACAGCAAACGGACCCTTCATGACACCTGTACCAAGCAGTGCCATCTCAAATGCCATACTACGCAGATGCTTAGATGCAGCAGACTCATTAAGCTGGTCGTGGATTTTCTTTTCCATCTTCTTAGCTGCAATCATAGCAGGATGGAAAGTTACAGTAGTAGGGCTTGTGCCATCACCCTCAATGATCTTATCGCTGACAGGTGCTAGTTTGTTCTGTAGGGGGCCAAGGCGATCTTGTAGGTCACGCAGTGTCTCACCGGGACGCAGTTTAGTATCAGGACCAAACAGATAGGTAGGCGCTGGGCTGTCACCAAAGGTATCACGCAGCGTAGCACCAGCCTGTTCAGCATTAGGATCAATGTTGATGTGAACAGATTCAGCTACACCATCAGGTAGTACAGAGGGATTGACTGTCAGAGGGAACTTGTTGTTACCGAAGAGTACATCAACGATCTGGCCATATGCTGCAAGTGTCTTAGTCTTAGTAACCTTGACGAATACACGAGACTTTTCGCTTGAAGTAAACTGAACATCAGGACCATACAAACCACGGTAGTTGCGGTATGCTCTCATCCAGCGCTCTTCATCACCAAGTCTTGCATCCTCAGACCGCTTAAAGCGACTAGATACAAAGGATACAATGCTGCTTACCGAATCAAAGATGCTATCTGTGCCACTCTCTGCAGCAACAACATCATCTGTTTCATAAGAGAGTTCGTCCATGTCAGCCATTAGTTAGTATCCCATTGTTGGATCAGCGGCTTGGAAGCCAGAATTAGATGTTGCTGGATTAAAGTCAAACAAACTACTACGTGGCCTTGTTTGAACACCGTATCTTAGCGCATCGTAGAGATGGTCAAGAGCATTAGTGTCTACGTCTTCAGGGTTCTTTTTATCTAGCGGAATAGTAGGGATCTGAGCGATTGTATTGGTGCAGGTAGAAAAGAATACTAAGCGAGGATCACCAGTAAACTCATCTACCTGCAAGCGGCGGTGGATCTCATTCTTACCAGAAACCCTTGAGCCACGAGAGCGATCAGAAGGTCTCCAACGTAAACCCTTCATGTTCATTTGCTCTGCAAGGCTGGGACCAGTATCACCTCTTTTATGCCAGAGGGATGAGTCCAATACGCCGTACCTTATTGTACCATCTTCTTGCTCAGCTTCCAAGACCATATCTGCGAGGTCTGTAGCTGTAACTTTAGAACAGTATAACTCACGATAAATTACAAGTTGTTCGTCGGGCGACACTGCAAACCATAGCACACCAGTGTAAGAACCATATCCGTAGTCACATGCTCTAAACTTAGTCCAAGAACGTGGGATAGTGAACGGGTCTACTACGTGTATACTTCTGTTGAACTCAGGGAACGCAGCACCCTCATTGATATCCCAGTTACCTTCAAGTAGCTGCCTACGCTGGTGCTCAGGTAGTGACAGAAGCATCGCTTCATAATCACCTGTATCAGCTAGGTATGGATTATCAAAGAGACTAGCGGGGATAAATCGCCGTTTGAACAGAGGTTGTCCCTCACGGCTGTGACCTTTCGGAAAAGTGATTGTATCGCCTGTTTCAATGTTTGTTGCCCAAAAAGATTTACCTGAAGGTGCAGGATCAATAAACATCTTTTTAACCCAAGCATGTCCAGCACCACCGGGGTTAGTTGTAGCCCTCATGTACAAACCTAGTTGGCTGCTCTGAGCACTACGTAGACGAGAACGCATGTAGTCCCAAGCATAGGGCGTAGACCACTGTGTAAGTTCGTCAAAGCCAATCCAGTTAAATGCCTGACCTTGGTATCGTGTAACATCCATGTCCTTGTCTAGGTAGGACATCCAGAGGCGACCACCACGAGGGCTAATCCATTGTGACTTGCGCTCTGACCACTTGATACCGGGTACAGCCTTAGGGTATAACTCTTGGCTTTTCTGAATCAGTTCACGGAGTTCCTCAGTGGTATGGCGTACAAGTAGTCCACTGAAGTTAGGATCATTCAATCCGTGTAGCGGGTCAGCAAGCATGGCATAGGATTTACCACCACCTGCTGCACCACCATAAAGAACCTCGCGCTCACTGGCACTAAGGAACTCCGTCTGGGGGCCGGGGTTTGGCTTGAACACAACATTCTGTGCAGCCTCAACATCATACTCAGGAGCAGCAGCTACGGCAGGCACAGTCTCGTTGACATGAGTAGTGACTGGTTTTACCTGCTCGGCTGATGTATTACTCTCTGACTGAGTACGCCCCGACCCCGCCTTTTTCGAGCTTCTCGATTTCCTGTAAGGTTTCTTCGAGCCGCTGGGCAAGCTTGCGTTTAATTGAAGCTGCTTTCTTACGTCGTCGCTCAACGTCTACCCTCTTCTTCAAGCCCATGTGCGAGATGTATCTACCTGTCTGTTTAGTTAACCACGCAGCTACTTCTCTATAACTATACTGCTTTAAGTGACGCTTTGCAAGCTCTAATGCTTCTAGTTCATCTACTATGGGTTCTAAAAGATTGTCGTTCTCTGAGTGTATTCTATAACCAAAAGGTACCTGACGACTTACTCGTACTATTACATGCCACTCTTTTTCCTCACCCTTATGAGGTTTAGGTAGCATCCAGTACCCTAGAGACTCCCTGTTTATGTCTGGCATATTATCTCTTACTCGTTTGCCCCCTCCTTAGGAGGAAGATAGAAAACACCGCCACTAGATGTTACATCAACTTTCTCTACTTTACCAAGTCCTGCACGATCAAGCAAGTCTTTTGCTGCTGACATTTTGTCGCGGATACCAAGTTCAGTAGGATCATACAAAGCACCCGTCATAGCCATAGCTGCTTTGGGTGCAATACGAGCAAAGTAGCTGCGTGTTGCATCAGCAATTTCATCCTTGAGTGCTTCTACAATAAGCCGTGTAGGGGTGTTATCACTGTAGCCAGCAAGCTTCTTAGCAGCCACAACATCGCCATTGGCTTCATCGAAGAGAACCTCTAGAAACTTCTGTTGGTTTTCTGTTAGCTGTTTTGACATTGTGTGTCCTATTTTCTTCTGCGAAACAGATTGAGAATAGATTCTGCTATCTGTGATGGGGTAGGTAAGAGCCATCCTAAAAGTAAGAGTAGGACAACCCAAGGAGGTATTTCATTAATGGTTAGGTTATCTACACGCTCTGTTGCTACTGTATTGTCTGAACTAATGTCTTGATTGATAGTCTCGACACTGCCTTCAGTTTTAATACCAGCGTCTGTATTATTAGTTGTACCCAGCGTCTGTGTGTTGGTTCTACCGATTTGCGTATTAGCTGCTACGTTAGTTCCACCAGTCAATGCACCCAAGGGATTAATACCTGAGCAACTAGCGCTCGTCAACACGACTATTGTTAGTAGGGCTACTCTGCTCAACTGTGTGTGTAGTCTTGCCATTCACATAGATCCCAAAGAAGCCTGCACCTGCACCTACTACAACAGATACAAAACCTGCTTGTGCATTAGTAGGGTCAGGCAGATTCATGAACCAGTTGGTTGTCTGGTAGAATGCAATACCATATAGAGTGATAATCATTCTAGGCCAGATGCGCCACTTGTCTAGCCACTCAGGGGTAATCTTCATGTTACCACTTTCCCTGCTGTGCGCCAAGGTAGTAAATTACAACTGCTAGACCAACTATGCCAGCCAACATTGCCAAGAGACCTACAGACCAAAGGACAAGGGCTTCCTTAAGTTCTGCTTTGCGGTATGCTGTCTGCTCTCTTTGCTTCTTTACCCTGCGTAAGGTTTCTTTGTACTCAGTCAAACCCTTTTCGCCATAGGTGTAGCCAATCATAGTCTCTATCTGTTGGCGCATATCCTGCACTTTTTTCTGTGCAGTAAATAGTTCTATGGCTTCAGCTTCTGCACTACCTGTCAGGGTCTTCCAGATACTTGGATTCTTAGCTCTTTCAGCAGCATAGTTGATATCACTTACAGCGCCAGCAAACTTAGACATAGCAGCCGAAGCATCTCTGCCTGCAGACAGTAGCTGTTGTATCTGAGATACCGCAGTACTGGCTACGGACAGGGCTGTGAGCGGATCAATCATTACATCAATTCGTAGTGGGGAGAATCAATAAATGGTCTACGCCCTTGTGATCTACGAAGGTCAATGTAAGCATTCATTGCATCTTCTGCAGTACCCTTATACTTGCGGATATCACCCTCAGACCAAGCTGCACCCCACTTAATAGCTAGGCCAATCTCTTCTGCTGCAGTCTTCATAGCATCACAGATATTATCGTAGACGTTGAGTTCCCACGTGACATCACCATCTACATATGCAACAAGGTCTACTGCATGGGAATAGCCATCTGCTTGAATGAGATGCTTAGACTTCATAGTCTGTGATCTACCAGCAGCTACAAGACGCTCCTGTTCAGCAACAGTCCTAACACCAAACGTAACACCAAAGTCAACTGTGGTAATCTCAATAGCACGTTTAACTACAGCGACAAGCTCAGGGTGCACACCCTCTAGTTTATCTAGGCTTCTCTTAGAAAGCTTAAATGTCATCAGGCTCCCCTTCCTTAAACATTATTTGTATAGTTTATTTATTACATCTTTAGTCAGACCTGTATCTTGCAACTGTCTGGCTGATAGATGGTTGAGCATGATGTACATAGCCCGACGCTCTTGGTAGGTAGTAAAAGCTTCCCACACACGTGCTAAAAACTTCTTCATGATATTGTATCCCTATGTGATTTATACATCGCTACTGTTAGCGACAACACATAGTTATACTCAAATAACTGGATAGTAGTATTGCTAGTTTGACATACCCGCCTTAACCAACAGGAATGAATGTCTCAACAACAGTGCACATATAGTCAAGCTCAGGTGTAGTGTTATCTGCAGCTACACAAGTAATCTTATCACCGGGTTCCAATACAAGAGTAGCTCCTGTAAGTAGAATACTGTCACCTAGACCTAGGTTTTTACCACCAATAATTCTAAACTCGGCAGAGTCACTAGCACGAACCCACTTAGCCAAGGCAGTGGTGTTACCATTTGCATTAACACAAAATAGCATAGTGATCTCTGCCCTGCAATTATCAGGACAAATGTAGAGATCCCCTACTTCATCTTGAACATCACAGATTACACCCCTGCTGATAATGCGAGCAGGCTTGCCTTGGTTAAAGAAACTCACTTCTTAGTAACCTTCTTTTTGATCTTAGTAGTCCAAGCCTCATTCACATCAGGGGTAGAGGGATCATCAGGAATAAACTGACCATCCTCATCTCTAGCGCGAACCTTCTTGGTTTCTACTTTAATAGGCTGAGCTAGGATACTGTCGAGTGTATTGCTCTTAGTCCAGAAGCCATCACGGGATACCCCTGCTACCTCAACACCCATGTGGTCATACACAGCAGTGCCTCTGATAGTGAAGCCAGCAGCCTCAATAGCTTTCTCGTATCCTACAATGCTCATGTTGTATGCCTTACTTCTTAGGTGTACGCTTCTGAGTAGCGGGGTTAGATGCACCAGCTTTAGCCATGCCACCCTTGGCCATACCCATCTTCTTACCTTTGGTCATGCCACCCTTGGCCATACCCATACCCTTCTTATCTTCTTTACCGTACATCATAGCTAGTCCTCCTTCAGCAGCACGAAACTTACGTGTTTTATCTGCAATTGTTTCTGGTTGTTTGACGAACTGCTTACCTTTAGCAGTACCTTCTCGTTTAGCCTTAGTCGTAGCTGCGTACTCTGCAGCACTCAAAGACTTAATAGCTTTCTCTGGCAGGTAGCGCTCACCAGTTTCACTAGAGGGCTTACCACTCTTGGTGCGCCACTTCTGCTCTGTCCACTTCTTGAGGGACTTCTGGGGAGCCTTCATGATGTGTAACCTCCACCAGCAGCCTTATACTCACGTGCTAGCATCTGAGCCTTACGTGCAGACCACTGCCCTGCCTTACCACCCTTAGTGCCAGCCTTGATCTTCTCAAAGAGTCTCTTGCGCATAGCTGGCTTAGTGTAGTTACCTGCTTCATTCACACGTGACTTGGTGTCACCACCCTTACTATAACCAGACGCATAAATAGCACGGCCCTGCTTCTCAGCTTCAGCCTTGGTCTTGTAGACCTTGCCAGTAGTACCCCACTGGTATCCACCATCTACCTTGCGTACAGGCATGGCATCATCTCCATTCATGCATCCACTTCACCTTGTCTGCCCAGTAGGCTGCACTCATCTTGCCTTTAGCAATATTAGATGCATGACGAGCCTTGAATGACTTCTGCCTAGCTGTGGGTTGTCTATCACCAGTCACACCCTGCTGGCCAAACCTGATGGTCTTAACCTTATCACCCTCCTTAGCCACAACTACATGTGACTTGGTTGGATGCTTGGGTGTGCGCTTAGGCTTATTGAAGCCACTGACACCAGCACGTTCTAGGCGAGAGTCCTTAGTCATCGTCGTACATGATACCCATCAGCATAACACCCATCATAGGTGCAGGCTGCAGGTTATCAGTCGTCTTAGTGGTCATGCCCTTATTAGCACGTAGGTCTTTGCTACCAAAGCGATGACTCGTATCACCACTCTTCTCAAAGACTTTACCCTTGCTAGCAGTACAGCCCTTCTCACGAGGATCATAAAGGTTATTCATAGTACGGTGCTCTCTTTCGATGGGGGTCTAACACTTCATTGGCTTGAAGGTGTCCCTCTAGATACATAGCACGTTCTACGTGATCCAGAGTGTACCACTCACCAGTGTCTTGGTATATGGCTTCTCGCACATAGAACACATCAGACTTGGGGATGTGTACATGCTGTAAGGCTACAGTGTTGCGATCAGCTATGACAGCGTAAAAGTTACCTATTACGTCTTCATCTGCATATAGTTGTACTGGTTTTTTACCCATTGTCAAGTACTAATCTTACATAAGGGGGAGAAGTGTGTGTGTACGTATGGAGGGAGGAAGCTTGGGTCACAAATACATGTGTCAGTGAAGAGAGGAGAGAGACACACACAGTTACATGTATCATAGTACAAGCTACATACGTACACACACATAAGTAATCACATATGGAGAGAGTTATTATTAGTGATTATGTATAGTGTAACACCTATTGTAGCTGTATGTCAACAGTATAGTTATAACTATCTAGTTAAACTTACCTATGTCCAGTAACATATTTATCACTTACAAGCTATAACTGTGTAATATAGCTTATATAGTATAACTATATAGTAATGCCTGCCCTTGAGGGGCAGGCTCTCTCTGAATGTTTCACTTTAATGTTTAACTAAAACCCCATACCCCATAGTTATGCCATATCTGTGTACCCCTGTCAAGCCCCTAAAGTAGCACATGTGTACAGATTATCAGGATATCTTAACATACTGTGGTATATATGTCACATATCTTACTGTATTTTACTATAGGGTATGACTTAGGGTACCTACTCAAGTGGTCCATAGGGGGTGTCATCTAAAGAGTTAGCCTTAGATACGTTAACATAGGCAGGTATGACTTGAAGGTTCCAAGGTACATGTAACCCACAGACAGTCTCACCTCTCAGGGGCACTATATGATCCACATGATAGTCCTCACCAGTCACAGACCTACAGTCACGCATGTGTTCGTAGATAGCAGCTATGTCTTGCTTCTGCTCAAAGGTTAACCAAGAGGGTGTAGCCTGACGGTTGCGTCTGTCACGTAAAACTCTGTTGCGCTTCTTAGCAGCTTTACCTGTAGGAGTCTGAATGTGCTTTTTGTTGTATGACCTTCTGCATGTCTTACAGTGAGAATGAGGCACTTTGTAAGTAGAGCCATCATTACGCTTGCGAGTACGCATACTGAACTGAGACATAGGCTGCTCAACATTACACAAGCTGCACTCTTTAACACCAGACTGCAATCGCTCTATGCGTTTCTGTTCAGCTATAGCCCTAGCTTCATTTACAGCACCCTTGTTTAGCCATTCTTGATACCAAGCATCCCATTTAGCTTGCCCTAGCTTTTGTTTTTCTTCAGGAGAAAGCTTTGGTTTACGTACAGTATCTAGCCATTGTTCCCGTGAAAGACCTGTTTTGGAGGAAAACTTCCTTTTATTGTAGTCTTGCACATACTTTCGCCTACAAGCTTTACATCTAGAGGTAGGTAACTTAGTCCCACCCTTGTTTTTATAGGAGTCAAACTCTAGTAAGTCTTTGGTTTCATTACA